GACAACAGCCGCCGGCCCCATATTCAGCTTCGATCGGCGCTTGGGGTATTTGTCCAGGCGCCACGCCTTTTCCAGCCCTTCACCCAAATTCGCGCGGCGCACCTGACTGCGCAATTCCGCCTGCAGTGTCTCACCCGTGCGATGCACGCCATCACGAAGGGCAGAGGCAAGAATTTCCTGACGCTGCTTGATTTCTTCCGAAACCATGCCTTGAACCTTCATCAGGATTTTCACTCGCTGCCCCTTCGCCGTTTCTTCGCCGCGTCCATTTCCGCTTCGATCCCGCCCAGCGTGCGGAAGGCATCGAAAACCCATGCCGCCTGGTCCGCCACGCCACCCGCATCCGGCCAGGCGGCATAGCCACCCATGCCAGCGCGGCAGGCGAACCAAATCTGCACAAATTCAATGAATGGCCGCGGCGTGGTGATGCGCGGGTTCTCAGCAACCTCCTCATCACCAATCAGAAAAGCGCCCCCATCGGAAGCGTATCGACCTTCTCCTGCGCCAATGCCGCTGAGTGCGGCAAAGGCGCTTTTCAGTTTTTTTCCGCGGCCTTGGTGACCTGCATCATATCCATGGCAGCGGCAGCGATGATGGAAAGGTCTTCTTCGCCGCATTCTTCCAGCAGCGCATCCGGCACCAGGCCGCGCGTGCGGGCAAAGGCGGGCAGCAGGTCAGAATTCCAGCCACGCAAAGCGTGGCGCGCGGTGACCAATGGCATCAGGGAGAACCAGCGCACCTGATCTTCAAGCATGGCGCAATAGGCCGGCACCCGGCGCGCTGCACTTTCCATGACGCGCAGCGCATCCTCATCGGATTTGGCCATGGGTTCCGCGCCATCGGCCAAGGCCGCTTCAGCGCGGGCAATCACCGCCAGCAAATCGGGCAGGTTGTCGGGCGCCAATTCCTTGAGCGCGCTGGCCAGCCCGGCCAGCAATTCATCCCGCATCGGCAGGCGACAGCCTTCGCGCGCCATATCAGCGCGATATTCAGCGCGTTCGCGGATGGTGAGCGCGGCTACGGTATAAATCGCGCGCTTGCCTTTCACCTGCCGCGTGGTGTGACGGGAAAGGATGGCTTCTTCATTTTTCATGGGATGTCCCTTGTGCGAGGGGTGGTTGGCCGGGCCGCGCACACGGCCCGGCCAGTGTCACGCACGGCTTGCCGGTCAAGGGCCTGGCCGCGCGCAACGCCGTTCCGCTGTGCGGCGGCTGTCAACCGCAAGCGAACCGCGATCACCCGGGTTCATCGCCGTGGCGCGGATGGAAGGCAGCACAATGGCGAAGCGATTGCCCACTAAGCTGCCCACGATGGCACCCAAAATCATGTTGGTGCCGTTGCGGAAATTGTTGAAGCGGCTGACGGAAACAGTGGTGTCCATCAGCGGGTCAAGGCTGCCAGCCACGTCGCGTTCCACAGGCACGGCGGGGTCATAACCTTCCGTGGCTTCCGGGTTTTCAGGCAACACCGTGGCCACGCCGGCCTGCACAGAAAGCGCGCGCACGCGGGCGACCGCACCATTCAAGCGGCAGGCGCCGGCCACAAAGCGCGGCGCGGTTGGGCGGATAACCGTATTCCAGCCGGTCGGCAGGGCGGTTGCGGTATAATCCACAAAGTTCCCGACCAAATCAAAGGACAGCATTCCGATCCCGCCCGTGGTCAAATCCAGGGACCAGGTGCCCAAGCAGCCCGTAAAGCGCCAGCGCATGCCATCCGCGAAGAAGTAGATGGTGCAGGCCTTGAACACCGCTTCATCGGAGGTTGGCGCGTAGCGCTGGTTGATGGGGATTTGCGCCGTTTGCGTGGTAGTAAAGGTGGTGGCAACCGTGTGGATCAAAGTAGCCACGCGGCCAGCCGTGTAATCAGAAATGGCGCTGAGCGCGGGCTGGTCGCCCGTGATGGCGCCAAGCGAGACGGGCATGCCGCGATAAAGCTGCGCCGTAGAAGCGAAGGTGGCGCCAAGCGTTGCGGTGTTGGTGGTGCCAGCCGTCAGGGCAAGCGGGCTGGCAGGCACCGCCGCAGCGGTAAGGGTTTCCACCATGGTCGCGCATTGCAGCAAGCGGCCCCATTCCGGCGCCGTGCCGGCCGTGCCCGAACCGCGCAAAGGCATCATCAGGCGCAAACGCGGGCGCAGACCACCCACAATGGCGGGCGAGCGATCCAGGCTGCCAGTCAATTCCGGGTTTGGCACCGCAGACTGATCGAACTGGATTTGGCAATCGGACCCAATCCAATCCACATTGGCGGGCGTGCCAGCGATGGCATCAACGCCAGGCGTGGCTTCAATTTTGACAGCGACGGCAGCTTTGCGCAGCGCCACCAGATTGGTGCTCATGTTTGATCCTTTCTAGGAAGCGTATGGTGACTTGGCCGGCGTCATCGCCAAGGCTTCAAAGCTGGCGTTGAATTCGCCCGCGGGCTTGGCGGATTCTTCTGTCGAATACGGTTCGAACTGCGCGGTGCCGACATTGCACTGGACAAAGCCTGAGCCCAGATCATGATCCTGCAGCGCCGCGACCACGCGCGCATGCAAATCAGACAGCGCCTGGTCGGCTGCCAAATCCGTGGCGGCGGTGATGTATCCCGCGACAGCAAAGCCAATACGCCACTGGGTTTCCCCAAAGGACATATCTTCGTCAGCATCCATGCTGGTTCCCGTGATCACAACGGCAGGGCAATGGCGCGGGTCCAACGCAGCGCGATACGCGCGCAGCACTGTCACGCCGGTAAGCTGCGCGGTCAGGCGCGCGGCAACGGCGGCCAGGATTGCTTCACGAATGGGCGTGGGCATCAAGGTTCTGCCGCCAGCATCAAACGCCAGACCAGTTGCAGGTCATCACGTTCCGCTGATTTGATGCGCAGATCATCCGTGCCGATCACCAGCCTATCGCCTTCGGCGGGCTGGGCGGGAACATCTGCAATCAGCATATCCGCCATGAGCGATGCCTGCAGACTACCCATGCCGCCGGCCGGGCCATAAACAGGCTGGATGGGCGCTGAGCGGATTACGCGCAGCGCCACCCCAGGACCGGAGCCGCCAGCGTAATAGGTGGCGGGTTCCGATAGGTTTTGGTCCGCGTGCAGCACGGCGGCTGCGGCGGAAAAAGCATCTGGCATGATGGCACCCAGGGCGGGTTACCCGCCCCGGTTAAGCCTTACGCGCCAGAAGCCGGGCCGCGCGCCAGAAGCGTGCGGACGGTTGTGTCAGCCGCCGCCGCCGCCGATGCGGCAAAACCGACATGGAAGTTGCTGGTGGATGTCGTGGTCAGGCGGCGGTTGGTGTTATCCCAAAACAGCCGCGCGCCCTGGGTAACTACCAGGGAAGGCTCTTTCGTGATGTCAACCACGCCATCGGTCAAGCATTCAATGGTTGCGCCATTGGCGCCATCGGTTGTGGCAACGCCAAAGATGGCGCCAACCAAAACACCCTGGCCAGATGTCACGGCATAAGGAAGCACCAGCGGGATCGAATCCCCGGGGCGTACATAGTTCTTCATGATGAGATTTCCTCAAACGAAAGGTTGCAGAAAAAGGCGGGCTTGCGCCCGCCAGCATCACGCGCCGGAGCTGCGGTTCATGCCGCGCCAATCAATCGCCTTAGCGCCGAAGCAATGGGTGGCCTTGATCACCAGGCCATCCGTGTCTTCATCGCTGTAGGACGTGATTTGCGGTTCTTCCATGCCTGCCAGATAGGCGTATTCCACCGTGTCAATCTGGTCAGGCGAGCACATCAGGTAATACTGAGTGGCGCTGGAAAGGCGCGGTTCGGCAACCACCTGCATGGTATTCGCGAAGGGGTTGACGGCCGTGGTGCTGGCCGAAGACGGCACCACATTAGTCGCCATGAAGGACAGGGCGGCGGTTTCAAGTTCGGCCGGCACCAGCAGGATATTGCCGATCAGGTTCAAGATGTCGCCATTCGGCGCAGTCTGCTTGCGCAGATTGGTGCGCGCGGCACCAATAGCGGCCACGCTTAGCGCACCAGTGCTGACATTCGCATGCGAAGCACTGAAAAGCGCGTTGCCATCGGCCATGTTGCCGTTGGTGTTCAGGATGCCATAGACCACATCGCTTTCCAGCCGCGCCGCAGCGGAACCAAACATGGCAGGGACGCGGGAAATGCCAGACAGATCATCATTGATAATCGCTTCGAAGGTTACCCCCACGCGGCGGCCGTAGCGGGCGATCTGATAGGCTTCGTTTGCTTCGCCAACCGTGCCAAATTCGATTTCGCCGTGTTCACGCACCTGAAGAAGCTGCGGCGCACCACCAAGCGCCACGCGCGACATGGTTTTGAAATCGGGAAGCGTGGCGCGGTTGGCCCAAGCCAAGAAGGTGCGCGGCGAAGAATTATAGGCCGCGCGCAGCGATTTTGCCGCCGTGTTGGCCAGAAGCTGCGGGAAATCGCTGGTGCTGTGCAGGCCCACGCTCATCATCGCGCTGCGAAGGCCAAGCGCTGCCTGGGCAATCACGGAAGGCGATTGATTGACATGGCGCGCACCGGCACGCACCAGGCTGTCACGCGCCAGATCAATCGCGCGCCAGCCGCGCATATGGCCGGCCATTTCCGCTTCTTCAGCCGTCAGGCGCTGCCCCGCCATGTAGGACAAGGCATGCCCTGCCATTTGGCTGCGGGTTTCCGTTTCATCACGGATCACGCGGGCTGGCGCATAAGCCTGCGGGCTTTTCTGCGCCACGGCTTCCAGCGCGGCTTCCAGCGCGGCTTCGCGCGTGGCACCGGCCTTGACCTGCGCCACCACAAAATCGGCGGGCAGGCCGTTGCGGCCAGCGATACCTTCAAGATCGGCAACGCTTGCGCTGATGGGTTGAACCGCTACGGCCTGGGCCGGGGCGGCGGAGGAGGCCGGGGTATTCCCGCCGGCCGGGGCAATGGATTCGGACATTCCGACTTCCTTCGCTACTGCCGGCGGAATTGCCGGCGGGTTGAAAACGGTTTCGGCCATAGGGGCCGCTTTCGCTGCCTGCACCAGGCGGCGAAGCGCCTCCGGCGTGCGGGTGTAGCGATCTGGGGAAAGGGATGCGAAGGCGCGGATTTCCGCCGGTGCCGCCGCTTCAGTGGCGAAGCCATTGGTCACCGCGTCTTCAGCCGTGAACCAGGTTTCAGCCGCCATCAGCGCGGCCACGGTTTCTTCGGTCTGGCCGCTGCGCGCAGCATAGGTGCGGCGATAGGCGCGGCTGATCTTGTCCAGAACATCGGCTTGCTGGCGCATGGTTTCCGAATCGCCAAGGGCGCCGCCCCAGGCTTCGTGAACCATCATGAAAGCGTTCTCTGGCATGATGATTTCATCGCCAGCCATGGCGATCAGGCTGGCCGCACTGGCCGCGATGCCCTCAATCACCACGCGCTTCTGGCCTTCATGCCGCGCCAGGATGTTATGCACCGCAATGCCAGCCAGGGCATCGCCGCCATAGGAATTGATGCTGATGGTAAGCGGCGTTCCTTTGGGCACGCCCTTCAACGCCAGCGAGACATTTTGGGCCGTGATGTCCCAGCCCACATCACCCATCAGCGCAAGCGTGATCGGCTCCGCTGCGGTGCCCGCGCGCATTTCAATTTCCATCATCTGTTCCTTTGCTTATGCCAGGCCCGTCGCGCCGATTTCGATGGCGGCATTCTGCGCCGCATCCTGAGCACCGCCGGAAGAATTCGCGCGGCGCGGGTCCACGTCCAGAATGATGCCGCGTGAATCCAGCATTTCGTTGTTGTCTTTGATTTCTTCCGCCTGGCGCTCAGGATCATAGCCCTGTTCGGAAACAGCCTGCGCCCAGGTCTTCAGGCCCATGCGGATCATGGCTTTGGTCGCCAGCGCATCCTTCAGCGGGTCAATGAATTCGAAGGGCGGAGGCGCCCAGGCAACCGGGTAATCGTGATCAAGGGCTTCCGGCAAAACCTCAGCCGCCACGGCAGCCTGAACCCAGGCACGCCAAACACGCTCACACAAAAGCGGGATCAGCATCAGCCACTGGTCTTGTTCAAGCCGACGCTTGAAGGCGATGCGGCCGGCGCGCAGGCTGGAATAATTCGCCCCCGAAAGATCACCTGTCAGCAGATCATAGGTCAGGCCATAAGCCGCCGCGATGGCGTGAAGCTGATGGCGCGAAAGCCCATCAAAGCTGCCCGCGCCGCTTGGCTGCGTGAAGCTGACTTCTTCGCCGGGGGCAAGGCGCTCCACCATGCCGGGGCTGAAGCTTTTCACCGCTTCGCCCGCGCTATTCTTGCCTTCAAGCGGGCCAGCGGCAGGCGGTGCGGCGGAAGTCACGAAGGCGGCGAGGCAGGCT